CCGGGAAGTCCCGGCGCGCCATCATCACCGCGATAGCCGCGCTCGCCTTGCGGCCCGCGCTCGCCGCGCATGCCGATCATGCCGCGCTGGCCCTGGATCCCCGGCTCGCCGCGCTCGCCGCGCTCGCCGTTCGCCCCGGGCTCGCCGGGCTCGCCGCGAAAGCCGCGTTCCGGCGGCCGCATTGCCGCCATGCGATCCTCAATCTCGCGCCGCATCTCGGCGCACAGTCCGACGATGTTGGCGCGCATCTCGGCGACGACCGATTGTGCTTGCGCCTCGATCAGTGCTTTCTCGCGCGCCCATGAGCGCTGCTGTTCCGCCAGGACTTCGGCCAGCGCTTCGCGAAAAATCTCAGTTAAAATTTCGGTTGATTCGTTTTGCTCGATCGACGAGTCGCTGTGCTTCCCGTTTGATGTCATGGCTGAAATCCTTCGCCTTCGGCGGCGGCTTCTCGCCGGTATCCTTCTCGTCAGCAGTTTCGGCTTTCGGCTTCGGCAGCGCTGGCAATGTGCCGGGCGGCGCCAATGGCTGACCAGCGGCCGATGGCGGCGCCTTCGGTCCGGGTGCCGCCGGGATCTGTCCTGCCGCGCTTAAGGGAACGACTTGCTGCTGGACTCTCGGCTCGTCGCCGAACTTGACGCTGTCCAATCCCTCGCGCTCGCGCGCTTCGTTGGGCGAGAGAATGCCGCCTTGCACGCCGCGTGTCAGCGCATCGATGCGATCCTTGAACGCCGATCGCAGCAACGCCGCGGTGTCGAACTCGACATACTCGTCGGGCTGGCCCGCGAGTGTGAACGTCACGCCGAACGCTTCCTCGACATGGTTGAGACAGAAGCCGAGACCCGACGCGATCCAGCTTTGCATCAAGGCTTCGGTCGAACCGTAGGTCGGACCGCCAAGCCCGAGGATCTGCAACGGCACGCGGAACGCCAAGGCGATCTTTTCCTCGGACATCTTCATGACTTCGGCGACTGACGAATCCTTGCCGCCGATCGCCCACGGCTGCACCTTCAAGCCCGCGGTCAAAATCGGCGTGCCGCCGGACCCAAGCCCGCGTACTTGTTCGTCCCATCTGTCCCTGAGAAATTGCACCTGATCCTTGTCTAACACCTGATCGGTCGAGAGCACCGCCGACGGTCGCGCCTGATTCATGTAGAACTGAATCTGCTGATCCTTGATCGCCGACGATGCCGCGATGTCGCCAAGCGCTGCCAGGACCGGAGACTCGCCGATCAGCGGCCACGGATATTGGCGCTGCGATGTATGCAAGCGAACGTGCAAGACGTCGCGCTGCGGAACGATCAGCGGCCCGGTGATCCTGCGATCGATGACCTGATTGCCCGCCAGCCGATAGAACACGTCGCCGGTTTCCGCGAGTTGCGGCCGCGACATCTGCGAGTCCATCAAATGCATTTCAGAAATTTCGAACCGGTTGTTGCGCAGACAGAGCGCATAGGCGTTGCCGTCGGCGTAAAGATAGCGCACGAGGTTGAGCATGAAATCGGAGATCGACTGATAGTCGTTGGGATAGCGCAAGATCCGCGACAGCGCCGACGTCGTGATGCGATCTCTCCCGCCCTTGTCGTTGAGCTTCCAATGATCGCCCGGGCACATGGCGACCGTCTGCGAATAGGCCGATATGCACGCTTCGACCATCGCGGATTGCGTCGACAGGCCCCACGGGTCGAAGCCCATTTGCCAAAAATTCCAGTATTGCCCGACAGAGTGACTCAGCCACCCTCCAGTTATCGGAAGATTGTATGGCCCCGGACGATATGCTCCTTCAACCGCGCGTCGCCGCCACGGCATCAGCCGGTTCGTAAACCTTTGCCACGGTGATCGTGTTTCCGACATCGATCTATCGCTTGTGCTGGCGCGCACGATGCTCGCGCGCGTATCGGCGGCCTTTGTCGCGATTTGCTTCGCGCCATTTGCGCTTACGCGCTAGATAGCGTTCACGATTTTCGGTGATCCATTTGCGCTCGGCCGCGATGATCTTTGGATCATTCCTACGTTGCTGCCGTCGGCGCCTGTTGCGCGCGATACGATTCTTTGCACGCGAGCGACGATCAATCTCACGATTCCGTTCTGGATTTTTTGCGCTCCATCGCGCGTGTCGCAAGCGCCCGCATTTGATGCATTCTTTGTTGCTAACGAAGCGTTTTTCGACATGCCTGCGCAAACACGGCATTCCAGTGAAATAGTGCCTGAGCCCTTGCGCCTTTGCGGCTTTACGCAGAATGATGGTGTCAGCCATGATCGTCCCCCACTGACGGTTCTGGTTAGAGCCCGGGCCGCTGTTCGTGCAGCGACTCGGGCTCGCATCTTAGACGAAGATCAGCCCGAGTGCGATGAACCTGATCCGGACCCGCTGGCGCGCGACGACGCCTGCCGCGTTTGATAGCTGCCCGCTGGTTTCGCCGGGGCGGCGCCCATTGAGCGATGCGCAAGGAGCGGATGAATCTCGGGGCCTGACCCGTCGTCCTCGTGCTCCCAGATCGCGACACCGGCTTTCGAGGCATCGCATTCCTCTTGTGTCGGCGTCGGCCTGCCGCGGGCAAGCTTTTCGAACGCTTCCGCGCGCGACTTGTCGGCTGACTCGCGATCTCTCGCGAGCAGTTCCTTCGTGGCTTCATCAACTGTGATTGTCACGACGATTCTCCTTCTTCTGAGAATTTGCGCAACGAGTGCGCGGTGAACATGATAGGGAACCGGCGCCCGCATGGCCACGGGCGCCGCCCAGCCCGGGCCTACCACGTTACGCCTTGGACCAGCGCAACGATGCCCGTGCGTCGCAGAGTCCAGTTGATCGGCAGAATGAGTCGCAAAGCGAGCGAATCTGTCTGCCACAACGAACGGACCGGCGTTGCATGCGTTCCGGGCGAGGCGCCCGCAACGATAGGCAGAGGCGTGGTGTCCTCCTCGTGCAATGTGGCTTGGTCCGAGACCTCAAACCGCGGTCCCTCACCGCCGACGGAAACGAAGTCGGCCGCGTCGAGCGCACCGACTGTTCCCAGCGGCACAGTCCCGGAGTCGATGATCGGATACGTCAACAACTTGCCTTGCCCGATCTCATCCTTGAACGGGAACGTTCCGGTGCCCGGTGCCGAGATGAGGCCAGCCGAGAGCATTTGCTGGGGGTTCATCAGAAAGCACATGTTCCGAACATTCCCCGCTGTCGCGGTGAGGACCGCACCGGACAGGTTCTTCAAGTCGCCGACGAGCGCATTGAAGCCGCCGCCCGCGGTCGGCGTCAGCGGCGTCACGCCGTTGAACAAACCAGCGGGCCGGATCGTGGTCGCCGGGTTGGCGTCGAGCAAGATGCTGTCGAGCGAGACCGCGGTGTCTTCCTGGATCGCTTGACGCAGCAAACCCTCGATGGCGGGAATGCTGTGTTCGTCGATCTCTCTTGTCCACGTCGTGATCACGGCCATCTTTTTCGGCGTCAACACCTGCGCCGTGAACTGGCCCTGCCGCACGGGAATCGGCTGGCCTTCGCCGACGAACGATCCAGCGATCGACGGCGTGCGCGAGCGCGTCGGAACCGAGATCTTTCCGGCGCGACCGAAGTTGAGCGTCAGCCCCATCGCGGACAGACGCGGGAACACCGACTTCGGAAGTAGCGTCTCCATGATGTCGGCGTTGATGATCTGCACAAGCTCAGCGGCCCAGCCGGTGACCGAAGTCATGGCCGGTGCGGTCGCCGCGCGCGCGCAGTAGTCGGCGAGCATGCGCGTCGCTTCATCGCCGTAGTAATTGTACCCGGCGGTGACCATCTGCTTCGACGCCATGTCGACGTTGACCCTGTTGCGATGCGCCAGGATCATCAGCGCGCCAGCACGCGCGAGCACGTCGAAACGCTCTTGCCGCGTCTTCGGCGCATTGAACGGCGTCCGGCTTGCTCCCGGTGCGGGCGCCCGCACCGACAGCGCAGTGATCGGTCCCGACCGCGTGCCGCTGCCGTTACCGTTGCCGCCGCCTTCCTCCTCGGACGATTGAGCAAGATGGCGCTCGGCTTCCTGCAACGCGCCAAGGCCCTTTTCCTCTTGGGCGATCTTGGCGTTGAGTTCGTGCGTCACTTCGAGTTGCGAATCCGAGACGTTCGTATCATCGACCGTCTTGAGATGCGTCGTCAGCTTGTCGCGCAAGCCGGTCAACCGCTCTTGCGCGTCCTTGATTCTCTGAGCAAGCGACATCGCTTTGCCCTTTCCATTGCGAGATGTTCCGGCGGGCTCGCCCGTGGATGCCTTCTCCCGCGCGCGCGTATCGTCACTGCCGGGCTCGGCAAATACGCGCTTGATGGTCGAAGGCGAGATCTTCAAGCTCTTGGCGACGGCCAGCGCATTCGGGTTCGCCGGGACAGCGACAAGCGATGTCTCGACAAGCTCGGCCTTGCTGTATTCCTCGCCAACAAAAGCGATTGAGGCTTTTTCGTTTGCGCTTTTCTTGCGCGGCTTGGAGTCGATCGGCACGAAGCCAACCGACACGGCTTTCA